CCATTTAGAGTTGTCAAGAAAATGTCAAGTGACTGGATTGGACCCAAAGTGGGGGTTACTCGGGGCCCAATACTGATAGCTTTCAGGATTACAAGCGCGAGCAACTACAGACACACGCTCCGAATCCCCGCTTCTCCTCGATGCGGGTCCGTCCGAGCGGGGGTGGCACAGGCTGGAGAATGTCCTGCGCTGCCCCCGCCTTTACGCCCTGCGCGAGATGGACGTACTCCCCTTCCCCATGAGCCCTCCCCTGGTGAATGGATCTCTGATCCACATCGCCTTGGCCCATAGGTACCAGCGCCTGAAAGAACAGCAGACAGGAGGCGACCCTAACAAGTGGTTCTCCCCCGAGCAGGCAATCGCTGCCTTGGCCCACAAGAACAACGACGAGTCTCCTCTCTGGCGTGGAGCAATCGCCCACATCATCGAAGCGTACTCTGCCTACAACAACAACTGGTTGGCAGAAGACTGGAAAGTGCTGGAAGTAGAGAACGAGTTTCGTGCCCGGGTGGGAGCGAAGAAGCACCTCTACACACAACGTGCTGACTTGGTGGTTGAAGACCCTTCCGAGCGTGTGTGGATCGTGGACCACAAGAGTGCCTACCGTATCAACTCCAAGACTCTCGACCAGTACATCCTCGACGGCCAGTTCATTGGCTACCAGATGTTTGGGAAAGCCATCTACAAGGACCGCTTTGCGGGAGTAATCCTCAATCGCATCAAGCTGTCCCATCCCTATGACTTTGATCGCCGTCCCATTGAGCCTGCTCCAGCTGCTCTCAAGTCTTTCCTCGCAACCATCGAGGAGGGAGAAAGAAGAATCGCAGCTGGTGGCCAGGACATCGACTCTTTTCCCATGGCCCTCAACAACCAGACTTGCTACGGCAAGTACGGGAAGTGTGGAGCCTACGATCTCTGCCGGTTCGGCGTCTGACTTAGAAAGAAACCGCAATGTGGGTTTCAACATTTCTCGATTTCTTGTGTGTAGGAGAACAACATGACAGCGAATGGAAAGGCCCCTCAAGAGGGAGTCCTCATCTGTATCTATGGTCCCAGCAAGGGGGGTAAGACTGTTGCGTCTGCCGCCGTTGGTGCGACCGGAACCTTTATCTGTGACCCCTCTGGTCTTCTGTCTGCCCGGAAGTTTCTGGGGCTCGACTCCCTGAAAGTGATCGACGCTTCGACAGTGCCCACCGCGATCGAGGGTATGCGAACTGTCCTCGCCAGTGGCACCGAGCCCTCGATTGTCATCGATGATTTCTCCCTCATGGTGGAAGCGACCATCAATGAGTACGAGTCCAGCAAGGGGAAGGGTGCTATGTGGAATGCCCTGATCCGTGACGTGATGGAGATCCGTGACGTTGCGCGTGAAGCGGCAACCCGAGGAACTATCGTCATCTTCAACTGCCATGAGCAACCACCCCGCACCTCCTCTGGCAAGTTTGTCCGAGGTGGGCCTTCCCTTCCCGGCCAACTGCCCGAGAAGTTCAGCAGCATGGTAGACGTGATCGGACGTGTCGTGTTCGAGCCCACCGCTGCTCCCTGGAAATACCAGCTCTGCTTTGAGCCCCAACCCAACTACGTGTGTGGTGACCGGCTGGGCGTCTTCCCCAACAAGGCTCCGATGAACATCGCAGAAGGTCTCCGCCACGCGGGCTACGCCGTTCCTTACCCAGAAGGGATGGAATGGATGCCAGGTATAGTGGAGAAGCTCTCGCAGAAGATCCTGGAGGAAGGCATTGCCCAGTGGCGTCCCCTCTTGGCTACTTCCTTTGAGAAGCTGAGCGGCAGCAAGCCCACCCACCAGATTCGCTGGGTTCTGCAAGACGCTCTTCACCGAGCCACCCTTATCCATCACGAGCGTGTCGGTATCCGAGAGGCATTTACCGCTCCCGCTTCTGGTGAGGAAGACCCTCTTTTCGTTTAGCGCCCACACCCTGTGGGCCTACCCCCCTCCCGTTGGGAGAACAAACCCGTGTGTAAGGAGTAAATCACACTATGGACCCTCTAATTCTTGAACTGGACTTCACCGACAAAACCCCCGCTGGCGGTGGTCTTGGTTACCTGCCTCCCGGGCAGCACCAAGCCACCATCCTCGAGTTCCGTCACTATGCGGACTCGAACCGGCTGTACTGCTACCTCCTCACGGCAGGCATCCGTCACCGCGAGAGCTTTAGCCTGAGCGAGAAGGGCATCTCCTTCCTCATGGCCCTGCTCGTCTCGGCTGGCATGTCTCCCGACAAGCTGAATGGGAAGCAGAAGATTCCGTTCCATCAGTTCGTGGGACGGAGCGTGTACTTCAGCTACACACCTCCCACCCTGGGAACCAACGGACAGCCTGTCGAGAACAGCTATCCCTCCTACCGCTTCTACCCGGAAGCGCAGTACAACTCCATGGTGGCCGCTGCCAACACCGCCATCGAGAGCATCGAAATCGAGGAAACCCCGGCCAATGGCTCAAACGGACAGGCAGTCCCCGCTGCTGCTCCTGCTGCCGCTACGGACGGGAACTTCGATTTCCTGATTGAATAGGTAGGCCCTTAGGTGTGCAGCCTACCTGGCCCTTCCTCCTTTGATGTGCAGGAGGGGGGGCCACCCCTTCGGGGGGCGTTCTACAACAAGGCTCTAAGCCGAGTCTACGGTCACTACCGAGAGGTAGCGTAGGGCGTCCCCCACTTTTTTAGAGCCTATGTCTTGTGAAGCAACACATTGCCCAGGGTGCCCCGCCAAGAATCTTGGTACAGGCGACCCCGTGGGGCCTGAGACTCACCCTGACGACCAGTACATACTGCTGGGCGAAGCCCCTGGTTTGTCTGAGACCATTGAGGGCCGTCCATTTGTGGGAGCGAGCGGCCTTGAGTTGCAACGGGCCCTCGACGCCTTGAACATCCGTCGGAACACATGCCATATCACCAACGCTATCCAGTGCCGTCCGCCCAAGAATGACCTGGAAGCACTGAACATCCGGATAACCAGAAAGAACAGACGCCAGGCCAAGAAGGCCCGGGAGGATGGCGAGCAGTACACGCCCCTCCAGAAGCCCGCTGAAGCCTGCCAACCCGGACTATACAAAGAACTCGCAGCGACTGGGATCACCCGAGTTGTCTGCTTAGGAAAGACCGCTGCGAAGCAGATTCGTGGGGGCGACTTTTCAATCATGGGCATCCGAGGTGGTTGCGAGGAGATCCCCGCACCCTGGGATCCCAAGGTCACTCTCCAAGTTGCCTACACTATGCACCCCGCATTCGTGCTTAGGTACCCAGCCTACCGAGAGGTCTTCCACCATGACCTCCGCAAGGCATTCCGTTTCTTTGACGGTTCCTTGGACTGGCCCGAGCCCAAGATTACGATCAGCACAGACCTGGAAGTGATTAGACAAACCTTCGCTCGATTCCATGGAGCTGGAGAACCTGTTGCCTACGATGTCGAGACTGATGCAATCGATCCGATGACTGCCCAAGTCCGTTGCATCGCCTTTAGCAACACGGAAGAGGCTCTCGTCGTCCCCATCCGAGCCATCGATGGCACCCCCATCGTCAATGGAACCCTCATTGATCCCCTTAGAAAAGAAATCGCTAAGGAACTTAGGTCTCCAGACCTTTTTGTCTTAGGCCACAATGCCGGTCAATATGACCGTTTGGTCTGCGAGCAATGGCTGGGCATCACCCCTCAGCTGGCTGCGGACACGCTCATTCTTCATCTACTGGCAGACAACGAACTCCCCCACAACCTAGGCTTCGTCGGTTCTTTCTACACCGACAACCCCGAGGCGTGGAAGGCAGATCACACTGCCACCGAGGCCAAGAGCAACAAAGAACTCCATGTCTACTGTGCAAAGGATGCTTGTGTCACAGCGAGGATCGCTACTCCTCTTGCCCAAGATGTGAAGAAGCGGTCCCAGCAACATCTACTGGCCCGGGAACACATGCTCCAATGGCTGGGCGTTGCCATGCAACGAACCGGCATGGAGGTAGACAAGACTGAACTCTGGACCCATTCCATCCTCTTGGAACAGAAGGCCGAGGAGAAACTATCTGCCTGTCGGGAGATCGTAGGGCAGGAGTTCAACCCGCAAAGCCACCAGCAGATGCAAAGGCTCCTCTTTGAAGACTGGAACCTGCCCCCGCACCACTACTCTGAAAAGACCGGGGAACCCTCCACCGATGACACGACTCTCCGAGTCATGCTTACCCAATATGGACTGGAAGAGGAGAAGGCTGAACTGG